CAATCAAGCGCGGGAGCACCGCGTTGACCTGGACTGTGGAGGCACCCGAGGCGCCGACGGCTGCCGTGGCGTCCGCGATGCCGGTGATGCCGGGGCCGACCTCGTACTGGACGATGCCGGTGGACTGGACACCGCCCGAGGTGGCGAACCCGCCCACGTTGGCGATGAGCGTGTCATCGAGCGTGATCGGGTCAGTGGTCACAACCTGAGGCAGGAAGATCGGAGTCGTCCCAGCGGATGCGGTCAGGGCGAAGGTCGCCCGCATGTAGCCCGCCCAGTGGGGGACAACGAACCAGTCCGTCTGGCCAGTGGTGGCCTGTGCCGCCACCGACCGAACCCGGACGGGCCGTCCCTGGACAATGTCCATGCCCTTGAGGGTGATGGCAGCCATGGGTTAGTTACCGATCCAGAACTCGCACTTGATGGTCTCAGCCGAGTTGCCCTGCGCGATGTTGCAGTTGAACCCGTGCATGAACGGGAAGCCGAAGCCGCCCGGCGAGGTCACGGCACCGCCCGACTCGTCCAGCCCGCCGACGGCGAGGGGAGCGGCCAGGCCAGTCGCACCGGCAGAGCCGATGGGAGTGGTGCCGAAGTTGGTCGCCGTGAACAGCGTGGCACCGGCGTTGCTGCCCTTGTTGTCCGCGTCCACCTTGATGACGCAGTCCGCGGTGGCAGCAGCCGAGGCCGCGATCCGGAGGCCGACGAGGACGCCCACCTTGCCGGTGAAGACGTCGGTGTTGGCCGTGGCCGAACCGTTGGATCCCACGAGCGCGAGCGTGCGCACGACGTACCTGACCGAGTGATCGACCAGAAGCCGAACGACGCAGGTGTCCCCCGCGGTGGCCGAGGCGTAGCTGATGTAGACGCCGCCCTTGAACGGGATGCCCGCGATGTCGGACAGCGTCGAGTTGGACACGTTCAGCCCGTCCGTGCAGACGGTGAGCATCTGCCCGGTCGAGGCGCCGGTCGTGTCGGTGCCCGTCGTGATGGTGAACAGGACGGCCCCGGTCGAGGTGCCCTCACGGACAGTGATGACGCCCGAGGCGTTCGCGCCCGCCGAGAAGTCCAGCGAGATGGCCTTGAGCAGGCCCGCCCCGCCGATGCCGCCACCCATGTTGATGCGGGTGTTCTGGCCGGTGGCCAGGAGGCGGCGATGCACCAGGTAGTCGCCCTTAGGGCGATGCCGGGCATTGGAAGATCCGTATGCCATTTTACCCCTTCTTGGGAAGGAACAGGGGCGGCACATGGTGGCTCAGGTAGACTGCCGCGCCTACTTGCACCACCATGCCCGCCCCTGCCTGAGGGACAGCGGCTTAGAAGCCGGTGTCGGTGTAGCCGGACAGGAGGCCCGACGTGTTGCGCCGCTTGGCGCCGATGTTGGCGTACTTGAACAGGATCGCCTGGAAGGCGTCCACGTCCGCGACCCAGCGGATCGTCAGACCGTCGCGGCTGAGGAAGTCCCAGTCGGCCGGGCTGTAGACCTGCACCTGCGCCTTGTCGATGAACAGCACGTCGCCCCACGGAGACAGGCGGTCGGAGTTCATCGTCATCGGGCCGTTGCCCGCAGCGAAGGAGAGGGACTCGAAGCCACCGGCGAGGGTGGTCGAGTTGACGAACCGCACGCTGTCCTTGAAGTCCTCGGACTGGAACAGGCGCCGGACGAGGCCGGGGGTCGTCATCACGGTGATGTCGCTCGACTTCGCACCCGCGTTGTTCAGGGTGTTCATCTGCACCATCAGGTCGTCCAGGTTGATGTCAGGGCTCGACGTCTTGGAGACCGACAGACCCTTCCAGAACCCCTTGCCCGTCGTGGCGGGGTCGATTCCGCCGACCGGGTTCGAGCCGACGATGCGCAGGAGGCCAGCGTCGATCTCGGAGTTGGTCGTGATGTCCGTCGAGTTCGTCATGTTGCCCGCTCGGGCGATGACGAAGCCCGCCGAGGCACCCGCCACCGAGGAGGTGAAGGTGACCGACGGCACCGAGGGATCCACGTCAGTGATGACGTTGCCCGCGGTGACGGAGATGGTGGACGTGGTCGAGCCGACGTCGCAGGACATCCCGATGTACAGGAAGCCCTTGTAGATCGCCTCGGCCGAGTTGAGCGTGGCGACGAGCGAGTTCACGGAGGCGATGGTGGCGATGACGCCGGTGCCGTCCCCGTAATACTGCCGGGCCTGGTCGAGGCTCAGGTCGTTCCGGATGAAGTCCAGTTCCGACTTGAGCGCCTGGAGGAACGCGCCGCGGTCGCTGCGCGTGTTGGAGATCGCCGGGCCAGAGACCTGGACGCGGGCGTAGTGGTACTTGAGGTTGTACACGGCTCGCGTGTACGACTGCTTGCCCGCCGAGGGGATGGTTCCACCCTCGCCACGGGATCCGATGCCGCCGGAGCGCCCGTAGTGCAGCGGCACGACGGCCTTGAGGCCCTCGATGTCCTGCGAGTTGACGTTGAGCAGGGAGGTGACCATGACGTCCTGGTTCAGCTGATCCGCGAGCGGGCCAACATACCATTCCTTGAGGATGGAGGTCATGGAGGTGAGATCGGCACCAGCCATGGTGTGTTGCTCCTGTTGCTGTGAGGGTTACTGCGCGTCGAGAGCGTCAAGCCCTGCGACATGCCTGAGGGCGGCAGCATGCGCCTGATCGGGGGTGAGCTTCTCCGCGGTCTGCACCGGGAGGACTCCACCGCCGGGCGCCGGGGTCGGGGTCGTCGCGTGCGCGGCTTCCTTCGTCCCGAGGTACCGTGCCAGCCGGGCACCCACCATGGACTCGTATCGCCTCTGTGCGCCCAGGAGGTCGCCCTCCGGGCCCATCAGCGAGTAGATGTCCTCGATGTCTGCGTCGGCGTAGCCGGGGTTCGCCGCTCGGATGGTGTTCTCCTCCGAGGTGAGGCGGGTTGCTACCGCTGTCCACTCGGCCTGACGCTCCTGCTCCTGCTTGGCAGCCGTCACGGTGCCCGTCAGGGCCTCGATCTGCTTCTGCTGCTCTCGGAGCACAGCGGTCAACTGCGCGAGCGCGGGATCCTGGTCGTCGTACTCCGGAGCGTCAAGCTCCTCGGCCGGTGCGATCTGCGACGTGAGTGTGGCCGACTGCCGGTTGGCATCGACCACGTCCATGCCGTGCTGCTGCATGTACGTCGAAAGCTCCTGCTGGAACTGCGGCAGGTTGCTGGGATCCTGGAGTCGCTGGTACAGGAGGGTGGCGTTCTGCAAGTCCTCCGCAGACATGCCTGCATCGCTGGCCAGCTTCCTGAACGGTGCGGCCTCCATGGTCTTGGTGGTGTAGTCAGCCTGGAGAGACTTCTTCAACTGGAGCATCATCTCCGGGGTGACTTTCCCAGCCAGGATGGCCGCGTCGTCAATGTGCGTGAACGAACCGACTTCCTCGGGTGCCGCAGGAGCGGGCTTGTCCGGGGCATCGGTGGGCTCCGGCGCATCAGCGACGGGAGCCGGGGCCTCAGGGGCGGCGGCAGGCGCGGCGAACTTGCCGTCCGGTGTCCGTGCGAACGGATCCACCGGGCCGGTGCCCTCCATGGGGTTGACCCCCGCAGCGGCCATGGCGGCCTCTGCTCCTGCGACGTCGATCTTGAGTTCCTCTGGCATTGCATTCTCCCTGGTTTGCGGGTGCCGTAGCTTGTCCGCCTTGATTTAGTCGCCCGCGGGAAGTTCTCGGACGACCTCGGCCTCCACGATTTCCTCGTGGCGGCGTGCAGCGTTGGCGAGTCCTGCCTCCAGGAACGGCCCGAGCAGCCCGCGTACCTCGTCCGGGGACGGGAGTGCGAGGGTGTGCTCTACGTGGTGCTCCATGGGCTCGGCCCTGGTGATCTTGTCGTCCAGGACGCCAACTGCGGTTATGAGTTCGCTGGTCTTGATGTCGCCTTCATCTATCCGTTCCTCAAGGAGGGTGAGAGCTTTGTCCCTTGTCCTCTTGAGGTCGGCGGTGAAGGACGTCGCCGCGACCGCGAGGGCTCCTGGGGAGGCAGCCGCCTGGCCGGTGGCCTGAGCCTGCCGGTCACGCCAGCGACGGATGGTGGCAGGAGCGAAGCCGGTGTCCTTGGACGTCCGCTTCACATTGCCGCCGTTCGCCACTAGCGTGACCAGGGCTTGTGCCTTGTCGGCCTCGGTGAACTGTCGTGCCCCCGAGGTGCCAGCCATTACCCCTTGCCCTGCTGCTTCATGGCTTGGAGCTTGGCCTGATGCTGTTCCTCAAGCTGCTGCTGCTGCAACACGAGGCCCTGCATCTCCATGTCGTGGCGGGCCTGAGCCTGCGCTGCCCTCTCCTCGGCCAGCCCCATCTTCTGGGCGGCGTCGGCCTGGGCGGTGACATGGGCGTCTTGTGCCTGCTGCGTGGTGACCGCCTGATCCAGCTGGGTGAGCGGATCGTTGCCGGATCCGTCCGCCTTGGGCTGGTTGAGCGAGTCGATGACAGCAGTATCCAGGGGCGGCTGCGAGACCTCCTGCGCGGGCGAGTCGATGCCCGACTTGGAGAGGATCTTCGCCATGGTGGGTGCGCTGACGGTTGCCATCGCGCGAACGTTGACCGAGGTCTTGTGGTTCGCATCGGGCATCGCCATGCGGACTTCGATGAGCCGCTGGTACGTGAGGTTGTAGTGCTGAATGAAGATCGCCTGAGCCTGCGGCGGGAGCCGCTCGAACTCGGGGGACTTCATGTAGGTGCCGTGTGTCTCGACGTGCTGCTCCCAGTTCTCGAAGTCCAACGGCTGCCACGGTGCCTGCTGTAGCTGCTGCTGGAGTTCCTGCATCTGCTGTTGCAGCTGCGTGAGAACCTGCTGGGGATCGTCGGGCTGGCCGTCCTGGTCGAGATCGACCGGCTTGCCCTGGGTGAGCATCTCCACGATCTGCTGGGCCTGCTGCTGGAACTGTTGCAGCTGGTTCTGCGCGTCCTGGAGGGCGCCCTCGTTGATCGGCTGACCGCGGAGGATCTTGTCGTGCTCGCGGAAGGCCTGGTCTTCGTCGGCCATCAGCTGGTTCTGGACGGCCTTGACCGAGCCAAGCTCCAACTCTTTGAGCGCCTGCTGGGGCGTTAGGATCTGCTCCTGCACCAGCTGGATGATCGCGTCGAGCTTGCCCTGCCGCGTGCGCGGGAGGCCGGTACCGTACCGGGGCTTGAAGGTGAAGCCGCCTTCGATGTCGGCCGCCTCGAACTTCTTGACCTGGACGCTGCCGCCCGTCCCTCGGATGCGCATGAGCCGGGGCTCGGCGTAATACTGCTGGGCGAGGGAGGCCATGATGTTGCCTGCGCGTGCGAGCGCGTCCTCCAGGCCCATGATGATCGTGCTGATCTGGTCGGACGTGGCTTCCTGCATCGCTTCCAGTAGGCCACCGCCGTCTGCCCTGGCCGGGATCTGATCGCGGCTCGACGGGATGCGGTTGAACACCCGGTCGATCCGGCCCTGGAGCCCGTTGAGGTGCTCGAACAGCCACGGGGGCAGGTTCGGGATCTCGCGCCACTGGGGGATCATGTTCATCACCGGGTTGAACTCGATGACGGCGCCCGGCTCCGACGTGAGCTTCTGCCGGAGGCTGCCCTGCGGGGCGAGCATCTGCGGCCGGACGGTGATGTTCTTGTGCTCCACGAACTGCGAGAGGGTCTTGTTCAGATCCTTCTGCATCGGCCGCGCCTCCGAGACCACCGGGTCATCGTAGGGCGAGTCCGGGCGGTACAGGCCGGGGAACTTCACGAGCGGGAGGAAGCGGTGCTTCCATGGCCACTTCATGTCCTGGAGGATCATGTCCGGGCCCTCGACCCACACCACGTACCGGCCGTCCGGCAGCGCCGGGCACGGCTTGGTGTACATGATGAAGACCTCGCGCACGGTGGCGACCGGCTTGCGCTCCTCCACGTTGGCGAAGGCGAGCGGGACGTCGGTGGACTTGGAGGCGTTCGGCGGAACGTACTTTCCCCACCGGGCCTGGATCTCGTCCGGATCCATGGAGTGGCGGCAGATGGCCCACTTGCAGTCGTCAAACGACGCCGCTCCGGGGTCGAGCAGGACGTTCTCGGCCATCATCACCTTGACGGAGATGTCTCCCAAGTACACGGTCTTCTTGGCCACCGCCAGGACTTCCTGGGGATCGTGGCCAGCCTGCTCTGCCTGCTCCGTCAGCTGGTCGATGAAGACCTCGGCAAGCTCGTCGTCCATGATCGGCTGCCCGTCGGGCCCGAGCGTGAACGTCATCGGCTTCCCAGCCAGGGTGTCCCAGCTGACCAGCCAGTACCCGCCTGACAGCCCGGCCTCATAGAGCGCCTCAGCTGCCTTGGAGTTGAGCCCGAGATCCTCGAACAGCGACTCGAACAGAGAAGTGGCCATCTGGGCCGACTTCACATCCGTGTCACCGGCCGAGTTGGGCTCGGCGTAGATCGTGGGGCGGGTCTTGATGAGTTGGGCGACGAAGGACGCCAGCCCAGGCTTGATCTGGTTGGACTGGAGGCGAACCTTCCAGGCCGGGCCCGCATCTGCGGGCATCGACTCCACCCGGAGCATCTGCGAGTTCCAGAAGCTCCACTGGTTGCCGTTGTTGTACTCGCGGTTCAGGGCCCATTCGCGCTTGAGGACGCCCCGAAGCTGCTCGGTCGTCTTGCGCTTCTCGGCAAGGATGCCGGGGGTCGTGAGGTCACGAAGGCCGATGTAGCCTCCGCGCTGCTCATCTTTGGCGGCTGCCGCCATCGGTGCCTCCCTCCTACTTGACTAGCTGGATGGGCCCACGAGCGCCGACGATCTGGAGAGCGGCGTCTGCCTGCTCGTCCGAGAGCGTCCCGCTCGCACGCATGAACTCGATGTCCTCCTCCTCGTCGCTCATGTGCATCCGAGCGGCGTCGGCGACCTCGAACATCGGGGTCGGGAGTGCTGCGATCTCCCCCGTTTCCGGGGCGGTTTGCAACATGGCGGCAGCGTGAAGCTGCGCACGGAGGTGGTCGATTACGTCCGACAGGACGATGATGGTCTCGGACTTGGCCGCCATGGCCGCGTCCACAAGCTCGCGCTCGGTCTTGGTCATCCTTCGCTCCCTAGCTCGGAATCGAATCGGGTGGGCTTGCGCAGGTTGGCGATCTGGGCCATGGCCTCGGCCTGCTCCGAGTCGATGACGGACTTGTCGGGCACGCCGTAGGTCGGCAGCATGACGCCAGCCGTGCTCAACGCGATCTCTACCGCGTCCAGGATGTCGTCCCGGTTGAGCTTCTGGGCGGCGTCGAAGGAGATCCACTGGTCGATGAACTTGCTATGCGCCTTGTGGATCCGGAACTTGCCGATCTTGAACAGCGGTGCCATGGCGATGAAGCGGCCGACCTTCGACCGGCTCGCCTGGACGGCCGTGACCGCCGGGAAGCCCTGCATCCGGTTGACCATCTGCACGAGCACCTTCTGGTAGGCGTTAGCCTCGACGCCCGTCATCTCGGGGCGCCAGATGCCGACCCACTCGCGGATCTTCTCGATCTGTTCCGGAAACTGGATCTTACCGCTCCAGTAGTCCAGCAAGAAGCCCTGGGTCAGGTCGTCTGAGATACCAACGACCGCGATGGCAAACTCGTCCTGGGCCTCACCCGTTGAGGTGTCCACACCGATGTACTTCTTGAGCATCTGGCGGCCGTCGGCGCCCACCGGGATCTTGACCTCGTCCTGGTCGGGCTTGTCGCCGAAGGTGAAGTAGTGCAGCCAGTCACCGTTCAACGTGAGCCCGGCCATAGCGTCGAAGCTGGCCAGGTACTCCTGGGCGAACAGGGCCGGGTGCATCCCCTTCTTGGCCTCGATCCACTCCTCCATGAAGAAGCTGGGGCGGTCGATGGAGGTGTACTCCACCCGGAAGTGGTGCGGGCTCTCCAACTCCTCGCCTGTCCAGAACTTCTCCCAGAACCAGTTCTTGCCGTGGGGAGTGGTGGTCGTGATGACCAGGCCGACCTTGTCGGACAGGGCCGGGCGCACCACGTCCCAGGCGTCCTGGGTGGGGATGAAGGCGGCCTCGTCAATCCACAGGATGTCCAGGCCTGCGCCTCGGAGCGTCTGCGGATTGTCAGCCGTCTTGAACTGGATGAAGGTGCCCGAGTTGATGAAGGTGATCGTCTTCTCGGTCTTGTTCCAGTTGTAGTCGGTCTTCGGATCCAAGCCAGCAGCGTCGAGCGCCTCCTGGAACGCGATCCGGGCCGGGCGTCCAACCTCGTGGTCGGCCGTCAGCACCCAGATCCAGAGCTTCTTGTCGGATATCACCGAGTGCGCGTCGCGCCAGAACTCGGTCGGGAACAGTGCGTAGAACAGCACCTCCCAGGCAGCCGACATGGTCTTGCCGCCCCGGCGCCCGGCGACTAGGTGCCGGTAGCGCCGGAGGCGGCTGTTCGTGTCCGCACAGTGGAAGGCCAGCTGCCACTCATGCGGGTGGTACCCGTGCTGCAAGAACCATAGGAGCTTTACGGGGAACAGGCGAGCAAACTGCTCACTCGCCTCTGCCCAGACCTCCTCGGCCAAGTCCTGGCCACCGGCGGCCAGTGACTTGAGATCGCGCATGGGTCAGGTGGCGGCGGTGTAGACGAACTTCGCCTGGGTGGCGTCGGCCGCCCGCAGCATCTTGTCGAACACCATGCGGCCGTTGGCGACCGCGTTGATCGAGGAGTTCGTGATGGTGACGACTCCGGACGAGTTGACCGCGGTGATGCCCTCCTTGGCGAGCTTGTCCACGAGGGAGTCGCCCTGCCCGGTCGCGCCGGAGCCGAAGAAGGAGAACACGAAGGTCTCGGGGTTGGTGACGGTCATGCCGCTCCTAGGAGGTCGGGTTGACGGTGAACAGGCCGCTGGCGGGGCCAGAGGTCGAGGACTTGAGTCCCGTACCGGCCGTTCCGCCCGCTGCCGTGGCCGCGAGGGTGTTGGTGCCGCCGTGAACCATCTGGGTCGAGGCGGTGCCGGTGATGAAGGCCGACAGGACGGCGCCGTTGGTCGAGGTGTTCAGCGCGTTCAGGGCCGCCAGGATCAGCGTGAGGGTGTTGTTCGAGTCGGTGGCGTTGGCGAGCTTGATGAAGACAGCACCCGCCGTCCAGGTGACGGCCAGGGCGTCGGAGGCGTTGTCGCCGATCTGCACGGTGGTCACGCCCGCGGCGTTGCTGTGGCCAGGGGCGGCCGACACGATGGTGATGGTGTTCGTCTGGGAGGCGATGGGCGCGATGACCCACTGATCCTGGACGCCCGCCGCGGTGAGGGCCGGGACGGCCAGCTGCACGCCGGACGCGGTGGCGATGCGGAGAAGCTCGTCCAGCTGCGTGGCGTTGAGCGCCTTGGTGATGAGGCCGTT